GCCCGCTTCAGGCGCGAGTAGGTAGGTGTAAGAGTTCCCACTCAACGCATAGAATCCTAACGCCTGCTCCATGAATACCATCTTCCCCTGCTCAGGGTTGGGCGAGTAGAGAAGGTCTAGTACAGGGTGGCTATCGATAGTTTCCTCTTCCCCGTTTGGAAGGCTTCGGCATAGCTGGATGTCTACCTTGCTTCCTTTCTTGGCGATGTAGCTAACAATAGAGTAAACGTCAGCGTTCCTTGCGTAGCCATGTTCAACGTATTTTTCGGGGTTGTCTTCCCTCCACACGGGAGAATCGACACCGATGTAGTACGTCATGGCCTTTGTGAGCTTGTTAAGCAGTTGGTCACGCCCTTGCATAGGTGCATATCCAAAAGCCTTTGCTATTCTATCTGCTATCGTCATACGAAGAATGGGCGAGGTGTTACTGAATTGGCATATCGTATAGCGTCCATCGCGTGGTTAAAAGCGTCTATTGGCCTTTCAGGTGACTTCGGCTTGTCGTCTTTGTCCATCTCCCAAGCGTACCAAACTACCTCTTCCCACACGTTTCTGCTATTTGCAGTTACAAAGATACTTAAGGCCTTGAGTGCGTTTATTCCGTGCCTTACGCTGTCCTTGTGCTTTTTTACCCCTATCGCGTTGAATCCATACTTTCTAAGCTCCGCAATACTCCGAGGCTCTGCGCTGTCACATACTAGCGTGTCTTGGTTGGTCACCCCTGCGGACCGTAGCCGCTCTGCCAACAGGTCAATGGTTAGCCCTTTCTCATAGATTAACTCTTGGATGTATCGCCTGTCGTTCTTCCGCCCTAGCTTGACAACTGCGGTTGGGTCGTTGGTGAACCCAAAATCGAGGCCAATGGTGATGGAGCTGCACTCTTCCCAGTCTATGTAATCTACCTTTTGGAAGTGGGTGAAGACTTGCCCCTTGCGCCCTGCTGACCTTTGCCCTTCTCCGTAGACCTTCCAATAATCGGGGTCTATTAGCTTGAATCGCTCAATCTCGGCTATCACCACATCCGGAAGGTGCGGGTTGTCTTTGTAGGTGGTGATTAGCGTTTTTGCGTCTGCCCGCGTTTGCACATCGTCATAAATCCAGTGCATGGGGTCGGAAGGGTTAAAGTCGATGATCGCGCAGCCGGTGGTTCTAAATAGTAGCTGATTCCACCCCTCCAGGCTTATCTCGTTGGCCTCATTGACGAATAGGATATCACGCTTTCGCCCTCTCACCTTTTGCGGTTGGTCTAAGCTGATGAACTCAACCATGTTGCCGTTCAGAATGTAGGTGCTTTCTGTCTTGTTGTGGTGGTTGGGGTCGTAAGCCTCGAAGCTGTTCAGAATGTCGATGAAGTCGCGAAGCACCGAACCTCTAATAGCGGGGTATGTAGCCCTCGCTACTGTGATGACCATCCCCGCGTTAGGGTATTTGTAGCAAAGCTCGATAAGAAATTGAATAGCTGAATAGGTCTTGCCCGACCTTGTACCCCCTTGCAATACGAGGATGCGGCTTTGTAGGTAGTTCTCCCGTAAAAATAATAGGTTAGGATTGGCTTTCATTGGTCATCCACGGAGGGAGGATCTTCTTTAGCTCCTCAACGTGAGCGTTCACATTTTGGTCGGGGCGGCCAAACAAACGATCAAGCACCTCCTTTCTAGCTTTGTCGTTCCCTCCCTTCGCATCTTCGATTGCCTTTTCCCAAATCAGCTTCAAATCCTCTTCGCTGATGTTGTCGCGAAAAAAGGTGCGGTACGGATTCTTGCGCCTATCTAACCCTTTTGCTTTGGTGCTATGTCCTGCCATAATAGGTTGTAACTATTATGCAAAACTACAAATTTGCCCGCAGGTCGGCTTTTAACTCTTCGATGTAGCTGAACCTATCCACGTTTGTCAAATGGCATAAAAAGTCACCTTTCGCGTATTGGATGCGCTCTGTGATGCCCTCCTTCGTACACTTGACAGCGTTCATAGCTATTCTCGGTAGTATAGTGACCTCTCGCCCTAGCTTTGACCTCCAAAGCACTTGATGAAAGGCATCTTGTTCCCAACAGCAGCACGAGCGATTGGCGTAAATGCTTTTGTACTTTTCCATCTGCTCGAAATACTGCCAGGCTTCGGGTTTGTTTACCGTCCAAAAGTTACCGCAGCTTATCCACCTTTTGGCCGGGTTTATTGGCGTAGGCTCGCACCAATCGGCAGAGATGGTGAAAGCTGTTTCGCTTGGCATCGGGCAGGCTTTCGGGTTGGTGACGAAGCTATCGGCATCGAGCCAAAGGATAGCATCGTAGGCGTGTAGCTTTTGGCGAATTAGGTCAATCTTCTGCCATGAGGGGTGCGGGTGGCTTGCGTAGTTCTTATCGGTAGCCGTAATAAAATCCCATCCGAAGTAATCAGATAGGGCAGCTTTGCCCTCATGTGTGGCGTAGAGTATTTCCTCCTGCGCTTTATTCGCTCCCGTTAGTATTGCTGCTCTCATTGGCTTTTTTAAGCTCTTGGTAGATGCCTGTAAGTATCTCTTCGATTTTGTTCAGCTTGAAATACCACAACAGCACCTCGCGCCCTACTATGAATAGCACTACGGCTATGACTAGAATTACAATTAAGCCCATTTGTCTATGATTTTGGTTAAGTCGTCAATCCTGTTTCTCCATGTGTGGTTGTCACGGGTGTACTCAGCTACCATCTTGTGATAGCTTGGCGGCATCTCCTGCCCTTTTGGATAGCCGTAAAGCGCAAAGGGGTGATCTTCCATTTTCACTTCGCTCATCTGGCAGATTATCGCCCCGCACGCTTGTGCGCGTAGAACCCTGTCAGAGTAAAAGCGTGGCCTGTTGAAGTGGTCGATGTTCAGCGCATAGCTCGACTTTTGGTAGATTAAAACTTCCTCAGAAGCTGATGTCACGCGGTGGCCGAAGCCTCTCCCGTAGCTTGACAACCCCTTTTGCCTGTAATGCTCAACTATCCTTCTTCGCGTTGCGCTTTCGGGGAATCTATCGATATAATCATTCCCCATAATCACTACCCCCGACCTTTTGCGCTCTTCGTACCGGTAGATGGTGTCATCATAACCGATTTGAAGGAAGTCAGCTCGTAGCCCTTCGCCCGTAAGCGTGTCAACGTCCGTTTGGTTAGTGAATAGGGTCACTTCAAAGTATGGGGCAGCCTCTCTGTACCATTGAATGTCTTCCCGTACATCTCCCGTCCAATTAATAGTGAAGATTCCTTCTTTGCGTAGTGCTTCGAGAGTTTGGGGCTTTATTACGTTGGCAGTTTGCAGTTGGAAGAATACAACGTCAGGCTTAAAAGTGGCCACGCGCATCAAAATACTTGTATTGACCTCCTGAAATTCTCGCCAATTTAATCGACTGATGTAATGCCCCCTGTCAACTGCTGCCTCGTCAAATTCGGGCATTCCCATCGCTACATGAAGGATCCTCATAGCCGCGTAGGTTCAACGAATAAATAAGGCGGAGGTACTACCACGCGCTTCTTCTCCCCTCTCCCATTGCCGTAGCTCCGAACCCCGCTTTCATGCACATGGTGGCAGCGTATTGTTTTGCTTGGATTGCTCACTTTGTAGAATTGCTGAAGCTCCCACGCTAGGCGGTTGTCGCACCCTGGTATTCCCATTTCAAAGTTCAGCCTTTCAATAAACGCCTGGGGCGGGCGGCCTCGCACTATCCAGACGTCTTGACTGTCTTTGTGGTTGTAAAGTGTTCCCCCATCCCAACGGCTTAACGCCCACGCCTCATCTTCTTTGATTGAATGAAGGTGTACGCTGTTTTCAATGATTATGTCAGCATTGCAAATGACGTTTACATATCGCGGGTCGCAGATGCTGAATAGATATCGAAAGCTGCGGCTTTTCTCGTTCGTGTAAAGCGGAAAGCGGCTGCGGTTCATCTCTGAGGCGTAGTCGTATTCCGCTTGCCTTTCGGGGTGATCGCTTGTCGCTTTGTTTTGAATTATTTTGATCATAGCACTTTCAGAATTTTGCACCCCTCAAAATAGCGGCACTCTTCAAATAGCGTTTTCACCTTTTCCAATTTCCTGACCTCAGCAGCGTTCTCATCTCCCCGTGTGTAAATGGCATCTTTGACACATTGCATAAAATCTTCGTATAGCATCGCATGGCTGACTGTCCACTCGCAATACTCCCCGCATGATAGCTTGAATGCCCGCCAAACTTGCCCCGCCAAAAGGTAAAGGGTAATGCGCTGCCTATCCCAGTAGGCTTCATCGCCTTTACCTCTGACGGGATCATTTGGCTCAAACACAATGCAAATTAAGCAAAAAGGATTGAGCCGTCAGGCTCCATCATTGCGAATGGGTAATCTTCTCCCTCCCAATAAGCTACGATGTAATCAAAAAGCACTTTCTCCCTTCCGATTACCTTCACTTCATTCTTATCCACCTCCTGCACCTTGTCGGTAGGCCTGCCGGCTATTAGGGCGTTGCGGGTGGCGAAGTAGCTAACCCCTGCGAACTCGCACGCGGGGCGTAGTTTTTTGAAGAGCTTGCGATCTCCATATTGGCTTGTTGCTTTGTAGTACATGGTCAAAGTTGGTTTAAGGTGATTTTGTCGATGTAGTAGTACCCTGTCATTTCATAGCGGTAGATGTTATCTCCGCACTCCCATTTGCTTTCTACCTCCACGTCATCGAGGGTGAGGGTGTTGAGCATTGCAATCGCCTTTCTCATCGTTGTAGCCGCCCCTAGCGTGTTGCCGTGGGTGTCGCTTATTAGGTAGGTGTACTTCTGTTCAGGCATGGTAAAAAGTAAAGGGATCTTCCATCATGTGTTGGATTTCATCTAGTGAAAGCGTGTTACCGTCCTCCCCGTAGTATTGAAAATAAAGTGCCTCCTCAAGCACCACGGCATGAAGCGTGAAGCAAATCCACTCGGCTTCTCCATCTATTCCTTCAAGCGATACTTTCGGCCTAGTATACAGACAATCATCTTCGTGATAGTAAATTTCCCTAGGTAGGCGGAAAATATTTCCTTTCAAATCCATTCCATCAAACCCGTCAAAAATATCGCTCATGATCTCAGTTCTTTAGCTTTTGACAGATACCACGCGGCTTTTTCGAGGTCGCGCTGTACGGGCTGGTCGGGCTTGCTTCCCGCTCTCAGCTTGTATTTGAAGGCGCACATCTCGCAATGTGTGGCCGTTGCTTCCTTTCCCCAGATTACCTCCATCATCTCTATGACCTCATAGCTGAACTCTTGGTAGTGGGCGGGGTTAATGTAATCGTACTCCTGTGGGTGTTCGGGATTTCCAGACTCGATTGACGGAGATTCGTTCGGGGCTTCTTTCTTTGCCGTGTACCCCTTCCAAAACTCGGTGGCAATTGCTTTTTGCCAATTCTGAGCAGATACAGTAACCCAAAATGAAATTCTCTCATCAGATTCTGACCAATCAAACCCACAAGAGCTTATAGGATTTTGATTTTTATCCTTCCTCCACCAACTACCCTCCTTCAACCTCCCCCGCACATACTCCGCGAGGTCTTCGGGTGCGCCCTCCATGTGTTCGGCTACTGCTACTTGGTAATCTGTCATTTCGCTCATCGCTTTTCGGTTTTGTTTC